GTCATGCTGTGCGTGTATTTATTCGTCATCATAAAGATGGCTCTCGCAATGATAGTGGGGATGGCATTGTTGAACGTGTAGAGAGTTGGGAAGCTCATATGGATTGGGCTGATCTTATCTTTGTTACTGATAACAACAAGTACATTAGCATGCTAGAACGCTATCAGAAGATGGGTTATCCTATTTTGGGATGTAATGTTGAAGGTCAATCTTGGGAACAGAATCGTGAGAAGGGTGCTGAGGTTCACGAGAGAATGAAGATTGAAACTATTCCCATGACTAAGTTTAGCAACTACGATGATGCTATTGCCCATGTGCTAAAGAACCCTAAACGGTTTGTGTCCAAGCCTATTGGTGATGGCGAGAAGAGTATGTCCTATGTGGCTAAGAATGCTGCTGACATGGTGTACATGCTTCAGTATTGGAAGAAGAAGAACTCTTATAAAGGTGAGTTTGTTCTGCAAGACTTCCATGCTGGCATTGAAATGGCTGTTGGCGGTTGGTTTGGTATTGGTGGCTTTAGTAAATACTGGTTAGAAAACTGGGAATTTAAAAAGCTAATGAATGATGACTTAGGTGTAGCTACTGGTGAACAAGGAACTATCCTCCGCTACACTGAAGAAAGTAAACTTGCTGATGAAGTATTACGTCCTCTGGAGGGGATGCTGCATGGGATTAACTACTCTGGGTACATTGATGTTAATTGTATTATTGACGATAAGGGAAAGCCTTGGCCTTTGGAATTCACTACCCGTCCGGGATGGCCTTTGTTTCAAATTCAACAAGCTCTCCATAAGGGAGATCCTATTGAGTGGATGGTAGACTTATTAAATGGTAAAGATACTTTACAAGTTAGTAAGGATGTTGCTTGCGGGGTTGTTATTAGTATCCCCGATTATCCTTATTCTAATATTACCAAGAAAGAATGTTCTGGCTATCCTCTCTTTGGTATTGAATCGAAAGACATTGTAGAGAACATTCACCTCAGTGAAGTGATGTGGGGCAAAGCTCCGTGCATGGTTGATGACAAAGTTAAAATGAATGTGCCTATGTATGTAACAGCTGGCGACTATGTATGTACTGTTAGCGGCACTGGTCCCACTGTAGACAAGGCTCGTAAAGATTGCTACGACACTATTAAAGAAAAGATTGAGATACCTAACTCCATTATGTACCGTACTGATATTGGTAAACGTCTTGAAGAGCAGTTGCCAATGTTACATGACATGGGCTACTGTAAGGATTTAAAGTATGGCAGTTAAACTACCTCCTATTCCTCGCATACCCATTGGTGAAAACTTTGAATGGCGAGAATGGTTCCGTAAGCTTCGTGAGTTAGCTTCTTCTGTTGCTGGCATTGCCTTTAATAGTTTAGATTTTACTGACAGTAATATTACTTCTATCCTTACTCGTCGGCATAATGATTTGCAATCTATTCAAGGCGGAGCATCTGGACAATACTATCATCTAACTGCAGCTGAACATTCTCAAGTATCTGCTCCTAGCTATGGATCTTTTTTCGACTACGCAGGTACTACTCTTACCAGTAACATTAACAACAGTGCTACAACTATTCCAGTAGTGAACACTGATGGTGCATATCCTTTTCCTAGTGCTAATACAATTCGTATCCAAGATGAGTTAATAACTTACACTGGAATTACTTCTACTAGTTTTACTGGCTGCACTCGCGGTGCTTATGGTACTAGTAACGTATCTCATACTAGCGGCACTGCTGTATCTGGAGTTCAAGCTATTGCAGCTAACACTGCCAAAGCTATGCACTTGAGCAATACTGATATGGCTAATAACATTACATTACAAAATGGAAGCCAACTTAAAGTAACTGTAGCAGGTGTGTATAACTTGCAATGGTCAGGACAGTTTGAAAATTCAGATACAGCAATTCATAATGCTTCTATATGGATTAGAGTAAATGGAACTGATGTGCTAGGCACACGAGGTGAATTGGCTATTCCAAATAGTCATGCAGGCATTCATGGTGAAACTATTGCTGCGTGGAATTACTTTGTCAGGCTTGCTGTTAATGATTATGTTGAACTGTGGTGGTCTAATGATAACCAAGCAGTTACCATGCAAACCTACCCCCCATCAACTGGCCCCACTAGACCGGGTGCTGCGTCTTTAATTGTCACTATGAATTATATATCACCATGAACATGACCTTAGTAAACTTCGAGTATGGAACTCAATACACCATTGGTAAATTATTCCTTGGTAAAACTTCTTGGTATATCAAGCAGCCAAACAAAAGTCTACCTGCAGGAACATTTCCTGTTGTTGTAGATGATGGTATTTTTATCATACTAGATGATGCTCAGATCGAGATTACTAGTAATAAGAATGGAGTCTGTACTATAGGCAAGCACTGGGCTGGTACAGATTATGTTGGACTTACTACACTTGCTTACAAAGAACTTCTCTCCCTCGTTACCGAGTTGACGGACAAGGGAGAGAGTCTTATGCTAGAGATTATGTAACTTCACATACACCACCAGCGCAAGCCAACTCTTGGCTTCCAGTGGTGTTGTCTTGCACTTCTTTCATTTCCGACCAGTCAATAGTTTTAGGCATCTTAGCCAATAGACTTTCATATTCTTCCTTACTAACCTCTTGGTAAGGAGCCTGTGCGTATACATGGTCAGAATAGGGAAGGAAGGCAATACCAACAACATCGTCAAAGTGGTCATATACCCACGCTCCTACTTGCATCCATTCATGCTCTCGTACATATACAGTGATAGATGGATTGTGTTCACACCAACTGTTCTTATACACAAGTGCCAACTCCAATTGTTCAATGGCTGACACTGCTGTACGGTTGACACTAGTGCCCGGACTTTTTTGTGGGAAACTAAATACCACAGTGTTGTCTGGTTTCATTACATCAGCTTCCCACGGCACTCCTACTTTCTTGAGAAAAGAACAGAGAGGATCACGCACATCAGCTCGTATAGTTCGCACATAATAATCACTATAACTAGGATGAATGCCGCTGGAACAACCAGCAAGCTGGCTAACAGTGCCTGAAGGTTTGACACAAGTAATCGCAGCACTTTGGTTAATCCCAAGTTTGTAAGCCCATTCTTTATTCGTTTGAACCGCAACCTCCCGCAGTTTCTCCAACGTATCTGCAAGCTTAACCATAGGAGTATTGCTACCTGATATGTTATTAATATCTTGATAAAGGAGTTCATTGTCCATTATCCCGGTAATACTAACACCGAGGAGTCGTTCTTCTTCTGCGTTTCGTCGCCAGACACTTCGGAGATATCGGAAGTCTGTATAAGTGCTTTGTACAGTTCCAAGGATTGTAGCGAGTCTAACTTTGTTTGCAAGGGCTTCAGGTCCATCAGTAGGACGGGCAATAACTTCGCTAAGGTTACAGAAGCCATTGGGTCGAAGGATGATTTCCCCACAGGGATTCGTGCCATAGCTAATCGGCTCATCACCTTGCTTAGTCTCGCGTCTGCCAGATTTAAGAGACTGACGAGTTGCCGCAACCCTATTAAAAATTCCTCGCTCCCCAGATCGTGATTCATATAATGTATGCCATTCTTTTAAAAAGATTCCAACATCGGGCTTCTCTGTATAAGCCACACTGTTATTAGCCAATGCTCGCTGACCATCTTCTAGCCACCATTGACCGTTCTTTGCATTACGCATACGCTCATCAGTGAGGTTAGACAAGGAGATAAGAGCACTCCTACGAACGCCACCAACAACTACTACGTCTGCAATCTTACATACAATGTCATGTATTTCTAGACTAGTCATCTTACGACCTACAGCCTTTTTAAACACAGACACTGTAAACTTAAACAAGTCTTCCAGAGGCTTAGGACCACTGCTACGTCCTCCAAATACCTTCAACCGTTCTCCTGCAGGACGAACCTTAGACAGATCCCACTTAGGAATCTTACCCGCATACAGCAGAGAAATAAGTTCTCGATAAGCAGAAGCCCATCCAATCTTACTATCTCCTACACTGATAATGCTGTCGGTGTCATGCATTTCTTCCGCCACAGCAGGTAGCTTGGCAATCTCTTGACGCTCTACTGAGAAGCCTACACCAGTGCCACACATAAGAATATACATGACTTCATCAAATGCCCTTGGATGGTCAATAGGAAGGTAAGAGCAGTTATAACCTGCCACGTTATCCCTGTCCAAAGCTTTGCCTGCAGTCATCAAGGCTCGCATGCTAGGCACTACTTCTAGGTTACTAATAGCAGTGCGTAGTTCTTCCACAGTGACTTTGTCAGTAATGACTGGTGCTATTACACTGTCTACATACCTATCAACAGTCTCTTGCCATTCTTCACGCCGACCTAGATCGTCCCTGTATCGGGCGTATCGGCTTTTGAAAATGACTTGGTTGTAGATTTCCATTCTTTAATTTCCTTTTCAGCTTCTTGGTTTTTAATCTTCGTCAAACGGTAATTGATCTTTCCATGTCTCAATATGGACTCCTGTTCCAAAGACTTCCTCTTCTTCGGATAGTTCTTCATCAAAGTATTTTTCGACATAGTGTTTTCGCTTCTTCAATTTACCACGGAATGCATCTACTAATTCTTGTGAATCAATATCAAGCAATTCCAAGATTGTTACTTCATCTTCCTTATACAGCAATTCAATTAGTTCGTAAATGGATAACATTATTTATTTGCTACGCCATTTATTTTTTCAACAGTTCGTAAGCTTCCAAGACCCAGTAGACCACCAAGCACAGTGAGAAGTGTTCCCATATCAAGAGTAGGAGGAATTGGGACATTACAAATGGCAGCTGTCCATGAGAGGAGAGGTTGTCCCAAGAAGCTATAAAATAATCCAGTGCCACATACCCACCCCACATAGGGACGCCAGCCACTAACAAACATGCTAGGATTTGCAGCTTCAACCTTATTGATTTCCAGTTGACCAGCGATAGCACTTAGCTCTCCACTTTGTTGTAGTTTAAATAGTTCAAACTTAGCATTAGCTGCTGCAGTAGGATCAGGCCATACCCTATCTATTAGCTTTCCACCAACATCTAAAAGTGCTGTTACGGGATCAAGAGACATAAGTTTCCTCAAACCAGTTAGAATAGTCTGCTAGTTTTTTAGCATCAGCTTTACTCTGACGCTTCCAATTAAGGCGCAAACTATATTTAATAATGTTCCCTAATAAATATCCTCTGTATTGTTCTGGAGTTAGTTTAGCTTTCATTACATCTAAAACTGTAATTCCTCCAGCATCATAATAGGGAACCTCTTCCATCTGTGCAACGAGTGGACTGCTAGTTGGTGTACCTTGCATTTACTTTCCTTTGTACTTCTTTTTTAAATATGCCATGCTAATTGGCATCTCATCAAACTCCCCGTTCTTTACTTCGTGGAGCATCCAACATCCTCTCCAATGTTGGTTTCCTTGCGGGTTGAGATAGTCTTCGTCATGCTGGTAATAAGCTCCAGCAAAGATTGAAGTAATCCTAGTACCGTCAGCCCGATATTGTATATCCACTTCCTTACGTTGCACATGGCCCATAATACAGCTTGCATGCTTTTTTGTATTAAGCACTCTAGCAGACGTAACGGGACGACCAAGCACACCGCTGCAAAAATAATGGCAATATAAAACGCCATCAATGGCAACAGGCTTAAGGAAGGGATGCACTTCCCAATCGCTAAAAGGTAAGTCTTCAATTGATATAAGCCCCTCTAACTTTCTGTCGTTATTAATAGCACGGTCAATCCTATCTTCGTGATTGCCTAGCGTCAATACGAGTCTTGGTTTCCATGTCTTAGATGTTTTTTTCTCTTGCAAGATAGGGGCCATTAACAACTCCATACCTTTCTTTGCTGCTTGTATATCTTTAGTGTACATCCTACCTTCAAAACTTTTCTTACCTACATCATAACTAGACAAAGAAGGCATGTCAGCAAAGTCACCAATCATAACAACTACATCTGGTTTCTTTTCTGCAATGTATTTGCCAGCCCAAGTAAGGTGATCTAAAGGAACACCATCTTTAATTTGAGTGTCAGGAATAATAAAGTGAGTGGTCATTTGCGTATGCTTTGTAAAAAGTGATATGCAGTACTATACTCTTTATTTTTCAAAGCTAAAAGAGCAGGGTGCAACTTCATGTCTGCAGCACTAGCATAGTATAAATCCATCATCATTTCTACAAGGTCTTCCCGATCTGTTACTTCAACTGTTAAGCGTTTGTAAAAAAACTGAGCCAGCACTTCGGGCAGATCATCCCATTCAATATTAAGATCATTGACAATTTCTCGTACATCTTCTTCTATGTCGTTGTAAATCATTTCTTTTTCCTTTGTAGTTTTTCTGTTGCTGTTTTCTTTTTGTGACACTTCTTACATAGCACTTGCAACTCTTCTTCTGTTACATACAACCTAGCTATGAATGTATCCCAACCTTCAAACCCCTTCTTAGGATCAACTACAGGTTCGATATGATCGACCTCAACATCTTTACTTGGGAAATCTATTCTACATGCTGCACACCTATAGTGCTGTCCCACTCTTCCACTTTTAGTGTTTAGCTTTTTGCCTGCAAAAGCATTCTTAAGTGCGGCATACTTAGGAGGCCATCTACGCATACCAGAACGCAGAACACTAGTAATAAAGCCATTGATACGTCCTTGAGTCCAATTCATTGCTCTTGCTCTTCCCAACAACGGCAGAAAAAATGTTTACCCATAATTTCTATTTCCTTTTGTGGGTATCCATTCTCCAACAACCATTTAATGGTATCAGTAACATCGCGTGGAATGGGTTTAGGAAAACCATACTTCCAACCACTAGGCGGGTCAATCATCAACACTGACATTTGGAATCTCCCAAGTACCGTTCATTGTTCTCCACACCCAAAGCAACTTGCAATTGGTATGGTAACGCTCATCATCTTTGTACAACTCTCTACACACTTGGTAATAGTTTTTAGGAGACACAGAAGACAATATTTTCTCTGTCTTAACTGGACCTAATCCAGCAACTCCAATAATGTTGTCTGCTCTATCTCCAATGAGTGTTTGTGCGTAAAACCTTTTAATGCCTTCTTCTTCTGTTATGTGAGTCTCTTCCTGCTTAACCCAATTGTAATGCCTACCGGGAACTTGAAGCAAGTCTTTATCTAAAGAACAGATAATAGAAGATCCATCTGCAGCTTGATTCATACCTAATGCATCATCTGCTTCATAGCCATCTGTTACTTCTGCATCCCAGTTTGCTACTAAGAACTCTCGTATTACTTGCAAGTGTTTGGGTAACGGCTTACCAATTCTATTAGCTTTGTAAGAAGTTGTTAGCTTCTTACGAAAGTTATTAGGGCCGGTTAGGTAAAGATTATAACTGCTGGCTTTTACATCCGACAGTATAATCTCTACCAACCGTTGTGCTCTCCAACATGCTATTTCTGGCTCTGTGTCTTCAGTACTAGCTGCCACACGAAAGGCAACCAGATCAGCATCGAGGAGAGCGTGTGTCATTACTTAGCTTTCTTTTTATCTTTACGAGCGTCAATAATTTCTTCAATCACTTCCAGCCAGTGATAGAGGCGTTCAGTAGAACATTTAGCGAGTAGCTTTTTCATTTCATTCTCCTTCATTAATCATAGTTTGTGCTGCAGCAAGATCTAAATCACCAGTAGCGTATGCTTCAAACCTACGAGCAAGAGCTACAATGATTTCAGATACATGTTGATTATCTAACTCAAACGCTTTGTTACCATGTGCTGCAATAAACAACTCTGTTGCACGAGCAAGAACATTCTGACGAATGATAGACCGATCACCGTGCAATGCAGGAACCGGAAACACTTTCGCAGATGGTACAGGAACACTACGAACAGCAGTCGTGCTTGGAACTGCAGCACCGCCACCGCCCTTAGCTACTATACTAATAGCTTTAGTCTGCATGCCGTACGAAGTACTTTCTGCTTCACAAGCAATAGTATCACCTGCTGCAGCTTTTGGATCTTTAAAACCACAGCTAATCCAATTGCCATCTACTTTAAGACTATAAGTCTTTTTAGTACCCCACTTGGTAGTAACATCTTTGCTACCAACTTGCTCTACAACACCTTTGATTTCCATTTACTACTCCTTTAATTAGACCTTGCATTCGGTCATTTCATACCAGTTTGGTCCTACAGTACAACCTACACTTAAGGGTAACTTAAGTGGTACACCAAAAGTGTTCTCATAGTAGGTATGGGTATTACCTAATATTTCAACCACTTTGTTATGCACTCTGTCTACAGCATGCTCTTCTACATCAAACAATATGCTGTCATGTATTGTATTTACAAGAGTTACTTCTTCATCATTTACAAAATTTCTAAACAAAATACCTAACATCAAAGGAACAATGTCAGCAGTAGCCAAGCCTTGCACTGGATAGTTTTTAAGTTCTGTAGGGCTAAAGCTAAACTTTCGTCCTGTATTTTTCTTTACCCATTCACTAGCATCATACTCTTTGAAAGTATAGTGACGTTTAGTTTCACTCACCATCATAAAAGTTCTCTTTACATCTCCAATAAGAAGAATTGCTTCTTTGTCAGCAGTGCTTTGGATTCTAGCATGATATTGTTGAACTTTAAAGTACCTAGTATAAAAAGTAGCAATAAATTTATTAGCAGTAACAAGATCACAACCAGCATTAGCAGCAAGAGTCTTAGGACCAGCACCATACAACAAACCAAATGTCAAAGTTTTAAACCACTTGCGATCTTCTTTGCTTGGGTACTTGCCATACATGTCTTTGTACAACTCACTATGAATATCTGCTCCAGTGGTTATATCTTCAATGAGCTGTTCATCACCACTGATGTGAGCAAGAATTGCAACTTCTAATTGAGAGAAGTCAAATTCCATTAGCTTGCCATTTTTGTATCTACTACAAAAAGCTTTCTTAACCATGCTGTTACTAATATTTTGTAGGTTAGGATTGCTACTACTAAGTCTACCAGTGTTTGTATTTACATGACAGATATTACCATAAATTTTATTGTCTGGCATTATATGGTTGTAAAGACTTTGGCAATAGGTAGAATATTCTTTTGAGTATTCACGATAGTGTTTAATGTTGTAAAGCAAATCACACACACCACTACCTGCAGGATGCACCGCAATCAACTCAGTAAGTACTTTATCATCAACACTACCATTCTTAGAAGTATACACTGAAGGAGAAATGATAGGTTTTATTTCTTTTATTATTTTTTCTTTTTTGTATTTTGGTTTTCCATTCTTGTACATACCTGCTAGTGTTTTTACTTCTTCACTTACTGTACCACCAAACAATGCAATTGACAACTGTTTATTACTAGCAATGTCTACTTCTCTACCTGCAGCTCCATTGATAAGTTTAGTAGCTTCTTCAAGTGCCATTTCCATTTTACCATGCACTGAATAAGTATGCGAAGCTAAAACTTCTCCATCAATAGCTAGACCATTGTAAGTCATTTCAATTGTAGCATGCAAAGCTTCCATCTGACTAATAAGCAAAGGAAGCATATCTTTTGCTGCTGCTTCTTCCATTTGTTTATA